CCTACTGATTACAAGTCAGTTGCTCTACCTACTGAGCTAAGTCGGCGTTGGTCCGCCACCGGAGCCTCGAACCCCGTACTACAACATCCTGGTTGTCGCTCTTCCCGATGAGCTAGTGGCGGTGTGGTGGCCCTGGCTGGAACGATACCAATGACCGGTCGATGGCGGAACAAACGTTCTCACCGACAGGCTATAGGGCCGGGAGCAAAATGATACACACCTGGAATTAACCATGCAAATTCAACGGGTAAAATCAGGCGCAGAGTGAAGGATCGGCAGGGGTGGGTAGGTCAGGGAAAGAATTGGCTGGCGTAAACGCCTGATACTAAATGGCACGCCCTGTAGGATTCGAACCTACGACCTACGGCTTAGAAGAACGTAGAGCAGTATTTAACGCACTGTAATATCATTAGTTTTTCCGCGCTCGCACCGCGTTTGTGTCATTACGTGTCGTTGTATGCTTCTGCATTTCATTATGGTTCATCCATGCATGACACATCTGTGACACAGAGAATGCATAGCCATGCCGACTGGCATAGCTATGCCTTTTCCCCATCATATCACCGGGCAGTCGTCGAACTCGCCAGAGCGAGCATCGTTGATGCTGTAGGTGATCACCCCGAACACCGGCCGCGAAGTATCCGATACATCATCCTTCGCCGGTAACGGCTCCCTCCTTCCATTTTCAGGGTTCTCCAGACATGGATGCGGTAGCGTCCTGTAGCGCATGATCCTGAACTCACCATCAATAGTGCACACCAGCAGAGAACCGTCTTTCGGCGTCAGCGACGAGTCGACGATAAGCATTGCGCCCTTCATAATTCCAGCGCGCAGGTAGGTAGAGCCGGCTATCATCATGTACGTGGCTGATGGATGAGAGATAAGGCGCTTATCGAGTGATATGCGCTCTTCAACGTAGTCTGCTGCAGGACTAGGGAACCCCATAATTCACCTCCGATAATGACTGTATGCATATACAGTATTATCGTTCATGGGCTCAGATCAAGCGCAGCGAGTGAAGTTATTTATAAGTGGCGGCGAATGTTGGACATTTAGTTGTGAGAAACCCGCCGGAGCGGGTCTATCTTTATGCTGTCTGCCGTGTTCTCGGCAGACTGAGTGTCATCTTTCTTGCTATGTTGATGATTGGCTTTTCAAGCAACAGGTACGCAGGGAGCGTTAGCATGGCAACAATTAGAGACGCAGCAACCATGTAAATGTCTACCGTCGCGCCAAGTCGAAGAAGTGCAGGTATCGATAAGGCCACCAAAGGAATGAAAATCAAGTGGCAAAGATAGGTTGTATAAGATGCCTCGCCGCAGAATACCAGGAAGCGGGTGGATGAACCATCTTTAACTTTAATGAATGGGCATGCTAACACTATGATGAATGCAGGCAATCCCATAGAGTAAAGGCGATCCATTCCTCCAACGCTTAGCGTTAGCCAACATGATGCGGCAAACCCAAGAACGCAGATGCTTAGAGGAATTATGTTCTTGGTCGAAAGATGAGAATATTTACGATAAATCCATGCGCATAAAATCCCCATTATAAAATCTAGAACAATATTGTTACCGAAGAAAAGTGAATATTGCCCTTCTATATGCGATGGGGAATAAATCATGACGGCTACAATAATTAAAGATATCAATGTGAATAAATACCGATTCGCAAAGGCTACGCACAAACCGAACACGAGATAGAAGTACATCTCATACTGCAGCGTCCACCCCTGACCAAGTATTAATCTACCCTGTCCATTAGGCATGATATCTGGAGTAAGAATGAGACTGTTAACCACCAGGTTGATATCGGTAAGATATTGCTGCTTGAGGGCGAACAAGGTAATGATAGTCCACACCCAGTATATAGGGTATATCCTCCATACTCTCTTACCCATGAACGACAGCGCACTTCTTATGCCATGATCGCCTTTATGCGAATATGCCATGATGAATCCGCTTATGCAGAAGAAAACATGCACTCCGAACCCACCCATGTAAACGAATCCGGTGGACATAAAGAGCGAGTCGCCTTTAACCTGGCTGTATACATATGCGCCAACGTGGTTGAAGACTACCAGAAAGGCAGCTAATGCTCTAAGTATCTGTATTGATTCAAGCTTGTTGTTAGTTTTCATGATTCCCACCAGGATAATTCCTGGTGGGAATATAGCACTTGCCAGCGATTACAGCCAGCCATATACCCTATAGTAACCGGTAGTGTAGTTCGTCCCGCCTGCTGAACCGAATAAAGAGTTGCTATATGGATATGTACCTGTTCGCAATACAATTTGTGTATCTGTCAACGCTATCGCTGCGCCTGCACCGGTTGTTGATACCTGTCCAGTGCTTACCTTATGCACTGTGCCAGCATTGGTGTCGGGAGAAAAGAATACATCAAGATCTCTGATCTTCTGATTGAACCCCGTAGAAAGAGTGTAGTTCTGAAGTGCAGCCACGCTAACCCAGCCAGAATCATAGTCTGGAATATCGGGAGTAAATATCTCGAAAGAATCACCCTGTGCCGCAGCTTGCTCGACAGTTTCTTTCCAAACAATGCCTATCAGCCTGTTCCCTTCGAAATATCCTGATTGGTAACCACTGCTGTTTGACAAGCCTCCAGTGATACGCGCCCTCTCACTAAACGACAGGTCTGATGCGATTATTTTTGCCAGAGTGGAATATCTGTAGTAAAGAACCTGGGCCGTTCTGTCTACATACAGGAATAAAATATAGGGCGTTCCTGACTTCGTCCTTCTTACAAAAAGAGAAGGAGCTACAACATAGGCGCCGTCACCACCAGTAAAATTACTGTCGCCAGCATCAACCCAGGTTGCGCCTCCATCAGTAGAAGTAAAGATATGGAATTTACCACTTATTCCTGATGCTACCCTTGATATGGCGATTGCGTATTTACCAATGCAAGCTATTTGAGTTTCGTTGTAGTCATTTGCACCTGAGTAAATAACAGGGCCATCTGACCATGTTTCGCCACTATCGCTACTCTGGAAAAATGAAACAGAGAAGACCGTACCGACCCTTTTGTAAAAAGGAATAACTACTTTATTTCCAATTACATTGGCAAGACCATAAGGAATTGTGTACGCATACCCTCCAGCCTGACTTACAGTGACCGTTTTTATCAATGTCCAGGTGTCCCCGCAATCCTTAGACACATAAAACACAACGTCTCTTGGTGTATTATCTGTCTGCATAAGGTTTGTGCAGAGCACAATGTTACCGTTAGGCATAACCCCACCAGAGGCGCATCTCATATCAAGAGTTGGGTCAGATAACACCTGAACAGGGGCGCTCCATCCTGTAGGTTGAAGCTCCGTTTTCATAATTACACCTTTTGAACCAACGTGAGTTGGAGCCCTACGGAAAAGGGTAATTATTCTTCCATCTCGCAGCTTCATAGTGAGGCCGAAATGATCGTAAGGCAGTGCTACATCCTTTGGAATAGAGTTGCTGACAGTATAGTGGTTTAATCCCTCAAGGAACCTCATATCACTGTATGTGCCAGCAGTCACTACAGAGTCGACTACAGAAATGTCACCGCCGATATGTGACGTCTGCTCATGAAGATCATCCAGTTCAGCCTGAACGGTAGACGGGTTACCATCCTTGTCGGCTGCGCCAACCATCCCTGCGCCTGCTACCGTTGCTAGCATTGCACGCAGGCTCGCATCACCAATTCCTATCCATGCACCAACGCCAATCCCGCCAGATGTAGTTGGTGTTGACCCGGCATCAACATGCTTGGGTAATGCACCATCCCAGCGATAGTATTCGCCACTATCTTCGTCACGAAGAGCCTGATTTGGCAGTGTGAGGTCCGCTCCGTCCTGGAACGAGTCAATGAGGATCCATCCATACTGGGCAATCGCCTGTTGCGCCAGCCAGCGAAGCCCTTCGATGGTGTAATGCTCATTACCGAACCGGTCAACATAAGTGTTTACCAGCGAGGTAACGAACTCGTCAATTTTCCCCGCGTTATATTTAAGGTCGCGATAGGATTCACTTGGAACTGGAAGATTAGTTGGTTGCGTAGCCATATTGATTCCATAAAAAACCCGGCACTGTGGCCGGGTCTGGTTGGTCGGGGACGGTTCTTATTGGTAGATGGCGTCGCTGTATTCCGCGACAGTCAGAGATACCGTGTTATCTGTGTTCGGTTTGATGCTGTTGACCGTCCATAGCTGACTGTCCAGTTCCTCCACTGTCGCAATGAGATAGCGCGATGGGAGCTGCACAGTGTCTCCGTTCCATATGTTGAGCTGAATGTTGGGTATTGCTGCGATGAAGCCGTACTTCGTATCGGATCGTGCTGTCGCCGGGTATCTCAAGGTCGGATTACCCATGCTGTCGGTCACCAGAACATACATCGAGCCGGTAAACGTGATCGGCTCACTTGTATCGAAGTTATTCCCGGAGCGACCGGTGACGTAGCCGCCTTGCTGGTTGCTGTCGTAGATGTCAGGCATCTGAATGACGCTGCCAACCTGAATGATTCCGTCCTCAAACACTTTGGCGTTCATCTTCACCCGCGAGTAGATCAGGCGTTTGGTTTCGCGCAGCGCGCGCTCCCGCGCCTGGTACTCGTTACGGAAGCCGACGATCTCCAGTTTGTTCGGGTTCTCCGCCTCCTGTTCGACGATAGAGCCGTTCAGGACCCGGTAGTTGATGTAAGTCTTGTTGTTAGTGGTTGGGTGAACGTAGGACACCTGCACGCCGTCATAACCGCCAGGAAGCGTGGCCTCGTACGTCATTTTGTACTCGTCCGTCTTCATGTTGGCCAGGTTGAATACTGCAGCCGGGTAATCAACCTTCTGGTCACGGGTAAACGTCAACACGCCATCATCCCAGTACGCCACCACCGACGCCGCATTGCAGATCGCCTGCACACGGTCACCGAGAGAGTCATTCTCATCGTCAAACGTGTAGTAGAAATAACCCAGGCGCTCATCAGGTAAGCTTTCAGCAATCGAGTACAGGCCGTACAGGTCAATGCTGCTTACCGGTTGCTCACCCATAATCAGCCAGGTATGCGTCACTGCATCAGCGAACGACCGAGATGGCCTCAGCGTATAGTCCACCGTCTGCGTGTCCAGGTCATAAGTGATGGTATGGCGCGTCACCAGAGCGTTATATTTCCGCTCACGGCTCCCCAGCGCGTTCTCGGTCGCCCGAACTTTTACGCGTACCAGTGTGTCTGTCGGGTGAACGACATTCGTACGGATGTTGATGCTGTGGATCTCTTCGACCTTGAGCAGTGACGCGTCGCCAGAGTTATCCGTGCGCTGGAAACTGACCGCGTATTTCCCAAAGCCGCCGGTAGGCGTAATTTTGTCGGTACGGTAGAAAACCTCACTCGTCGACTGGTGAGGCGTGGTCTGCCGGTACGTAAACGTCTGCTGCGTACCGAGGACCTGGTTGTAGTCATCGTCAATTTTCCAGATGACAACCTTCCAGTTTGTCTCTTTCTTCCCTCCCAGGCTGGACTGGGTGTGCAACCACAGTTGCGTAGACTCGACCGGGGAGAAGAACGGGCCGACCACCAGCGCCTCGTTATCGTTCAGGATGAACTTCGTGGTATTGATCGTGGCGTTCGCCGGGATATCCTGCGGCCCCTCAAGTTGGTTCATCGTAAACGTGTACCAGTGCACCGGGTTAACCACGGCGCCGTCGTTTGTTTCAACAGCGGAAATCAGCGTGCCGGAGAAGGTCGCGTCAGTAGTAACGTTGCCTGATGCAGTGCTGTACGTCACGTTGATAGTGAATGTCACCGCATGCGGCAGCACCAGGCCCATGAAGTAATCGAACTCGGCCTGCTTCACGATTTTCATCGCTATCTGGCCGCCGGAGTACGTTCCGCTGACCACCGTGTTTGCCGTTGCTGTTTCGATCGGGAAATCGCTGGCTTCGTTCTGCCCCGGCACCTCCTGCCCGTCGACATCATCGAACCCGTAGCCTTCTACGATCTGCGGGATAACTTCACCTGGCTCGAAGAACTGGTATTCAGCACCGGCCATGCTCCCCAGGCTCGATTCTGAGTAGCGAATAGACTCACGGTCATATTTCCCAATCCCGACACACATCCACTCAGTGACGTACTTCAGGCCGCCATCTGTGGATGTCTGGTGAACGTATTCGAATACTGATTCCTGAATCAGATCCGGGAAAGAACGAATCTGCCCGTAGATGTCCGGCTTGGCCTTATAAACGCGAGCGGTGTTTGTCTGACCGGTCAGGCTATTGTTGGGTGAGTCGACCGTATTTCCGCCGCTATTCGCGATTGCCGGCTTCGGCGCCAGGAACGAAAACACCTGGCCCACCACTTTAAAGATCGGGCTCAGGATGTCGCCGACAATGCCCTTTGGCTGGTCGAATATCTGGATGTGGTCCAGCTCACTCAGTTCAAACGCCAGTTCGTCTTCATCACCCAGCCTTACGCCGTTACGGACGATCAGTAGATCACGGTGAAAGGTAGCGTCATTGGCCGCCAGCCAGTCATAAAAAAGGGTGCCGTTTGGCACCCTGTAGCGTTCTTTTGGCGTTCCCGGGAAACGCTGGAGTTCAATCAACGCCATACGAAAAGTACTCCACCTTTGTAAATGCCCTCAGAATGACCAGCAACGAGTCCATGCGCACGCTTCCGTTCTCGCCGCGCGAGTGCAGCGCATGCCTGTTAAGCACGAGGCCAACGTGTGCAGGTTGCGCGCCGCGGTACCCGACGAATATCCCGCCTTCGACAGGTTTATCGACCTGGATCCAGAAAACGACGTCACCCTGATAGCAGGTGAAGAAGTCCTCACCGGCTTCGTAGTCCGGTGTCTGGTGCAACTCAATGCCAAGGACGTGACGGTAATACAGGACCACCAGCCCCCAGCAATCGACTTTCTCGAAAGAACAGGCACGGTTAGCCCAAGGCAAACCGATAACCTTCCTGACAAAATCAGAGGTACTGCAAGCCGGTGTACTCGACTGGATCATAAAGGCGACCAATATTGTTGTTCAGAGGGTTGGTGACGGACAAAGTGACAGATGCGGCGTCGGCATCGATATCGACGGTCTTGACGTATAACTGCCA